ATGTCTTTATTGCCGTCAACCACCGCAAAATCCATCAATTTATCCAAAAAAGCCACTCGGTACTGAATTGGTAAATAATGTAGGTTGAGACCAGTAAATCCGTCTGCCTCAATGTTTAATACCAATACCAAAGGAAATCGGTCATAATATGGTAACTCCGCCTTTGTTTTTGGGTCATAATAGAAGAAATAAAGTCCACCATTATGAAAATGATTACCTCTATTTTCTCGTGCAATCGTAGAAGCAACACCCGTAGGATTACTGAGCGAACTTATCTTTTTGGTTAACCAACGATAAGAATCACGGCTCATCGTCTGAAGTTCCGAAGCGGTTTTTTGTTTTGCTAATTGTGTAAGTTTAGATGCCATCTACTATTTAGTTGCCTACTGGAGAACTCTATTGATGCCATTTAAAGTCTTGACAATCAATGTTGTTTGTGTTATTATCTGGAATAGGTATATTGGATTTTATTGATATAAATATTTTTATTGATTTCGTAATTATAGGGACACATATGTTGGTGAAAAAAATTGTAATTCTTGGTGGTGGATCCGCTGGCTGGATGACTGCTGCGGCATTATCAAAAAATCTAAAAAATGTTGAAATAACATTAATTGAATCTTCAAAAGTACCAACTATTAGTGTTGGTGAATCTACTCTCCAACAAATCAATAAATTCATAGATTGGTTAGGTATTGAAGATGAAGAATGGATGCCTCTTTGTAACGCCACCTATAAAAATTCCATTCGTTTTACAGATTTTAGAGAAAAAGGTTCTTATTTTGATTACCCATTTGGTAATTCAGTAAAAGAAAAAATTAATCTATGGTTTGCTTTAAAACAATTATATCCAGAGCATTATCCTGAAGAAAGTTTTGCATTGTTTGTTAATAGTGCATCATATCTTCCAAAATACAATAAGCAAACTAATGAGTTTACAAATTTCAGTTTCAAGTATAACACAGCCTATCATTTTGATGCAAGTTTATTTGGAAAATATTTAAGAGACCGTATTGCTATTCCAAATGGCACAACACATATTGTTGGAGAATATGTTGATTGTTCTAAAGGTGAGTTTGGTAATATAACCACATTAAATCTAGAAGATGGTTCTAAAGTTTCTGCTGACCTTTTTATTGATTGCACGGGGTTCAAATCTTTACTTATTGAAAAAGAGATGGGTTCTCAATTTTCATCTTTTGGTGAAACTTTAATTAACAATAGAGCTTATCGTTGTGCGGTGCCTTATAATGATAAAGAAACACAATTAGAAAACTTTACAAATTGTACCGCCATTGAGAATGGTTGGGTCTGGAACATTCCTGTTTGGTCTCGTATTGGTTCTGGATATGTGTATTCAACCAAGTTCACCACAGAAGAAGAGGCATTACAACAATATAAAAATCACCTTTCCAAAAAGTTTCCTTATGTTGATGTAAATTCTCTTGAGATACATCCTATTCAAATTAGAAATGGTAAAAGAGAAAAGGCTTGGGTTAAAAACGTTGTTGCTGTTGGCCTTGCATATGGATTCTTAGAACCTTTAGAATCAACGGGGTTGTTAACTGCACACAATAATATTCTTAGACTTTTAGATTTCTTAGGAAAAAGAGATTGTAAGATTAGGAAAGTTGATATTGATTCTTTTAATTATCTTTCCAATAAAGAATTAGAAACTTTTAGGTCTTTTGTTGAAATTCATTATGCATACTCTTTGAGAGATGATACACCTTATTGGAAATATGTGACTGAAAACATAGACTATTCAGTAAATTTAGGTGAAGATTATCATCTTTCAATTGTATATTCAGGTGAGCTAAAAGATTATTCACGATACAATCCACAAGCAGGAGGTCCATACATTCTTGCTGGTATGGGTTATTCTCCAACCGAAAACCTATGGTATAGAAACAACTTGAGAAATGAAGATTTAATCAAATACTACAAAAAAGAACATGAATCGTTTCAAATACATGATTCTAAAATGAAAAATTTTGTACAATCTTTACCAAGTTCCTATCAGTATCTCAAAGAACAAATTTACAAATAATTTACAGTCCTAAGTGTTCCTCTGTAAGAACTTTGAACTCCCAACCACGGTCTAAACAATATTCGGTGGCAGCTTTCCATTTAGATTGATTTACACCCCATGTAGCAACCTCATTGATATACTGTTTAGTGATTCGTTTACGAGGTTCTGGTGCTTGTGATTGTCGTTTAGGTTTCACTTCTAATATCATTGTTTTCAACTTACCATCTCTAGTTCGCATTTTAACAATAAAATCGGGAAAATAACGATGCCATTTTCCATCTACTGGTGATTTATATGGAATTTGAAGTTCTTCAGAAGCCCATGATATAATTTCTGTATTTTTGTCGAGCCAATTCATCACCCTACATTCCCACGAAGAACGGTAGATGATATTATTATAGTCCCCAATGTATTTTTGAGGATTAGAAGGTATAAATCGTCCAGAATATGCCATAAATATATCATTATGTATCTTTATTTTAGGACAACCTAATGGCTATTATTTCAATACCAACATCCATCGGCGGCGTAACCATACCAGGAAACGTTATAAATGGGCCGCTCAGTTCATTATACCAGAACAAATTTGGTCGAAACGATTTACAATATCCAAGAGATTTACAATCCGCCACCAGGGGCCATATGGTTCATTTTGCAATTAATGAAATTGATCCTTTAAGATATGAAGAATTTAAATCCAAAGGATTAGAAAAAGTAAACGAGCTCGTGGCCACGGGAAAAGATGCATTTCAAAAAGTCACACAGGACCCTGTGGCAGAGGCTAAAAAAGTTAAAGATGCTGCAGTTGGTGTATCAGAGAAAGTTTTTAGTGGATATTATACAGAACAAGTTAATTTATTATTTAAAAATCGAACAAAGAAAAGTAACAAATCAATTTCTTTGTATATGCCAGACACCGTTAACATGACATATGCCGCTAGTTATGGTCAAACAGACCTTTTGACAGCATTTAGTAGTGTACCATTAGTTGGTGGTGCTGTTGGTGCAGTGACTCAAGCATTAAACAATCCTTTGGCTCGACTGGCAATGAAAGGTATGGGTTATGCTTTAAATCCAAATCAACAAGTATTATTTGATGGTATTGATTTCAGAACATATCAACTGGCGTTTACATTCACACCATATTCAAAACAAGAAGCTGATACTGTTGCACAGATTATAAAATTATTTAAAGTTAATGCCGCTCCAAGACTTTTACAGGGTGCAGGTGGAGGTATGTTTTTTATTCCGCCATCGACTTTTACACCAACATTTAAATTTAATGGACAACCTAATAAAAAAATTAATCAGGTGACAGAAAGTGTTATTATAGGTATTGATGTAGATTATGCTCCTCAAGGATTTTCTACACACACAGATGGTTCACCGGTGCAGACAACATTGACTATTCAGTTTAGAGAACTAGAGCTTATTACTGCACAAAAAGTAGAACAGGGATATTAAAATGCAATATTTTGATTCTTTACCTAAAGCCATTAAAACAAAAGATGGCGTATCTATATTAATGACAGATTTAATGGCTAGATGTTCCATTATTCCTGAAATATTGAAAAATCCAATGTTGTATTATGAATATACTATACAAGACGGTGATACTCCAGAAATTGTTGCATACAAATATTATGGCGATTCTTATCGTTATTGGATCGTTTTATTTGCAAATCAAATAACTGATCCACAATGGGATTGGCCACTATCATCTAATGATTTTGATGCCTTTATATCAAATAAGTATCAATCATTCAATCCATATTCAACTGTGCATCATTATGAAAAAATAATTACACAATATGATGCAACAACTCAAACTACCACAGTAAAGAATATTATTATTGATGAAGATACATATAATTCATTAATTACAGGCACAAACACTTATACTTTTCCCACAGGAAATGTAACTGTTACAATTTCAAAAACGGCTGTAAGTTATTATGATTACGAATTGAATTTAAATGAATCAAAACGAACTATTGATATATTAAACACAAACTACGTTGACCAATTGGAACAACAGTTTAAAGAACTGATGGTGTAATTTATGGCGGAAGTTGAACAACCAAACAATAATCTTTTCAATAGTCCTGGTGTATTTTACACGCAAGATTATTCTTTAGATAAGCTTAATTTTTTATTGGCCAGTGGCCAAAAATTTGATTTAAAGAAACTATTAATTGAGTTATCATATTATGAGGATCTTTATAGTTTTGCTGTTTCTGGATACTTAACTGTTCAAGATGGACAAGGATTTATTGAAATCTTGCAATTGACAGGTAATCAATTTTTAGAAATAGAATTTGGTAAAATAAAAGGTGCACCAAACAACATAAAACAAACTTTGAGGGTTTATAAAATTGAAAACCGAAAACCTTCAGGTAATATGAACACGGAAAGTTACAAACTATATTTTTGTTCTGAAGAATTAATTTTATCTGAGCAAATAAAAATTAGTAAATCTGTTGTGGGAAATAAAATATCAGATGTAATAAAAGGTGTATTGACCGACTTTAATGGAGGTTTATTTGTTAATTCTAAAAAAATATATAGTATTGAAGAAACAATGGGTATCTATGACTTTATTGTACCAAGATTAAAACCATTTGAAGCAATTAGTTGGCTATCGAATTATGCTCGACCAGCTGCCTCCAATTCTACTGACCAAATTGCTGATATGTTATTTTTTCAAAACAAAGATGGATTTAATTTTAGGTCTTTACAATCTATGTTTAAAGAACCTGTTTATAACACATATAAATATCAATTAAAAAATCTTGCATATGAAACTCAATCTTTTCAAGAAAAAATGAGTACAATTTTAAATTATGAATTTGTTAAAACATATGATATGTTAAATGATATTAATCAAGGTACTTTTGCTAACAAATTAATATCATTGGATCCAATAACCAGAACAGCAAATACCACCGTTTACAATTATAGTTTAAATAAAACAAAAAAATTAAATTCTAAACCAATTACAAATGAATTGGAAAATAGATTAAAATTAACACAAAGTAATTCACCAGATGCAAGTTTTAAAGTTGCAACTGGAAATTCTATGCAACAAAATTCGCCATATATAAAACAAATACCTAATGCAATTGCTCAAAATATTGCAATTGAAACTTATGTGCCAAATAGAACCGCACAAATTTCTTTAGCAAACTATACAGTTATGAAAATGACAATACCTGGTGATCCTGGTATAAGTGTTGGTAGAACAATTAATGTCAATCTATTCACATTAAAACCAACAACAACATTTAAGGGACTAGATGAATTTTATTCGGGTAAATATCTGGTAACGGCTGTAAGACATATTATACAACCAAATGTATATCAAACCGTTGTTGAGGTTGCAAAAGACAGTTCCGTTAAAAGTTATAGCGGAATCAACAATTTTTCTAACGAATGGCAAAAAGCAGTTAAATTATAATGCAAAATTTTATAGGAAAAGACGGATTCACTTGGTTCATTGGTGTTGTTGAGAACCGAGCTGATCCTTTGGGTATGGGTCGGTGCCAATTAAGAATATTTGGTTGGCACACAGATAACATAAGTGAATTACCCACACAAGATTTACCTTGGGCTCAACCAATGTATCCAATTAATAACGCAAAAACATTTTCCGCACCAAGACTTGGTGATTGGATTGTTGGTTTTTTTGTTGACGGTGATTCGGGACAAGCACCAATTATGATGGGTATATTACCAGGTTTAGTAAAATAGGAATAAAATGGCAGAAGAAATTCAAAAACCACCATCGACTGTAAGTGTAACCTTTGTTGGCGGAACAGCTGTTGAATCTCCAGCACCAACACCGGTTCATTCTGGCGATGGACCATCAAAAGGTAATCCACAACAACCAGGATTAGCAAGAAGTCAAGTAGCAAATACTTCTGTTGGTTACGCAAATAATAATTTGGCTCATGTGTGTGATTTTGTGTCTGAAATGCAAAAAAATATCAATCTTAAAAAATACACAAAAGCAATTGCAAAATCAATTAGGGATGCAATTCGTGCTGTATTGAAAGCTTTAGGACTTACCGATGCAACAGGAGAAGCATCTTGGTTGGCAAACACTTTAAAAGCAATTGCAAGAGAAATCAATTATATAAACAAACAAATTTTGCAACCAATTTTAGATTTTCAAAAGTATGTGGTAGCATATATTGCTAAACTAAGAGCTATTGTTGCATGGATTTTAAGTTTGCCTGCTAAATTTTTGGCATTGTTACAAGATTGTTTGGCAAGACTGCTTAAGTTGATTGGTGCCATATTTACAGATATTGGTGCCGGACTTTCTGATGGTTTCTCGGAAGGTAATGGAAATTATGATGAAATTATTAAAGAAGCAAAAGCAGCAGCATCAGCCGCAAGTGACACAGTAAAGTTAACAATTGCGGCCACTGCTGGTGCAGTAAATATTGCTGGAGCTGCCACAGTTGGTCTTTTAGTGCCAACAAGTCAGGCAGAATTAGATGCAGCCAACGCAACGATTGCTGCTTACGAAGCACCAGCTAAACCCGCAACTCAAAATAAATCGGCACCTTAATTATGGCAACTATACCAGAAGCACCATCGGACAATGTTTGGACAGAACCGGAATCAGCGGCAAATATCGACACGCCGCCAGTTTATCCATATAATAATATACAACAGACGGAATCAGGTCATTCCTTTGAACTGGATGACACTCCATCGAGAGAACGAGT